AGTATGGTGGCTGCGGGTAACGTAAGCGATGAAGCAGAACTAGACCAAATAACAAATTTAGCTAGAACTACAGTTGCACATTATCTAAGCACTGTAGCAAAAACTAATAATACTGTCGAAAATACTGCACTAGCACAGAATTACTATGCACAGAATCAGAAATGTAACCCGCATACACCTAAAGTTATGACTAGTTTAGGACTAAGTGAGGAAGATGTTACACATTTTATCCATGAATGTCTGTTTCCCGAAATACCAATACTTTAACCGAAGAAGAATTAGATCAACTATTTAAAACAGTTATTGACAATCTATATTATTACCTTTATAATGTAGTATACCTTATAGTAATAGGTTTTAAAGAAAACATAAAATGACCGATGAATTACAACAATATATCTTAACGGATACTTTGATTATAACTAAAAAATTTAGATCACCTAACGAATTTTCTCTTTATATCGAAGAACGAGTAGCAAAAGAAAAATTAGGTTATATGGATGCTGTTATACAATATTGCGGAGAAATTGATATTGATGTTGAATCTATTTCTAAATTGATTAATCAATCACTTAAAGATAAAATTCAAATAGAAGCAGAAGACGGACACTATTTTAAAAAACGAGGTAAATTACCGCTGTGATTATGGATGAATTTTCAGTCTATAAAATGTACATTGCCCTTAAGTTACATTTTACCACAGACAATTATGATGTCATTGCTCAAAAAGGCAAAGTTAGAGCAAGTCGGCAAGCCTTTGCTAAACGCAAAGATCTCTATTCTATTAAAAAAGTATCCAAGACATATTCGGATGAGGAAGTTGCTAATTTTTTAATAGCAAATTTTACATCCGGCGATCGTTGGGGAGGATTATTTGATTCCGAAGCTAGTGAACGATATCAAGAATGGAAAAAGCGAACAGAAAGCTTAACTTATATTTTTACCAATGATCTAGAAACTTTGATGCTAGAATTAGAAAAAGAAAATATGAGTATTGAAGATGCTTTTAAGATTACAAAATCCCAACACCCATATATAATTAAAGCATTTCTTCGAAAAACCATAACATTAGAAACATTAGTTATCCTTGAAAAGATATTTCCTTTTACGGGATACTTTGATACGAATATTGGAGACGATGTAATGTGGCCAGATATTTCTAGATTAATTAGAAAATATAAACCTTTTTTACGTTTTGATAAGGAAAAGTACAATGGAATTTTCAGAAACAGAGCTGGACTTAAATGCTCAAAAGATAGTTAAACTTGAAAAAGAATTGGACGAAGCTAGATACTTGATAGAACAATGTATTGCATCCATAAAAGAAACACAAAGATACTTAATCAAATTATCATACAACCAATCCGATATAACCAAAAGAATGGCCAAGTGGCCGTACATTGTCGTTAACACCGAAAGCGACGAACAATAACATTTTACTAAAAGGAATAAGGAGCCTTAAAATTTAAAATGAGCATCAAGAAAAGAAATTTAGATTTTGACCGCGAGAAAAAAATTCGTGGAATTAAGAAGAAAAATGCTATTGACAAGCATAAGAATCTTATATATAATATAGTATCTTCTAAAAAAATTGAAGATGACGAAACTGAATTAGATTATGATTACGCGACAGTTATTAAAATCAAACGACGTTAATACAACTTATACACTTAATACAACGCTATACAAAGGAGATTATTATGGCATTCACATCACTATCTGATCTTAGAAAATCCCGCGGCGGATTTGACTCTTTAATGAAAGAGGTTGAAAAGATCGCAAACCCCCAATCAGAATCACGTGGCGCAGACGATCGCTTCTGGCAACCAGAAGTAGATAAGGCCGGTAACGGTTATGCTGTCATTAGATTCTTAGCACCACCTAAAGGTGAAGATCTACCATGGGTTAGAATTTGGAATCATGGATTTCAAGGACCAACCGGTAAATGGTATATTGAAAACTCACTTACCACTTTAGGTAAAGCAGACCCTGTTTCAGAATTCAATACTGAATTGTGGAATTCGGGTTCAGAAGCAAATAAGGAAATTGCTCGTAAGCAAAAGCGCAAGCTAAGCTATGTTACCAATATTCTTATTGTTAAGGATCCTGCACATCCCGAGAACGAAGGAACAGTACGCCTGTATAAATTCGGTAAGAAAATCTTTGATAAGATCAAAGATGTAGCAGAACCTCAGTTCCAAGACGAGAAGCCAATGAATCCATTCGACTTCTGGGAAGGCGCAAACTTCAAATTGAAGATTCGCAATGTGGAAGGTTATCGTAATTACGATAAATCCGAGTTTGATTCTACAAGCTCAGTATCAAATAGCGACGATGAAATTGAAGCTATCTGGGGCAAGCAACATTCCTTGACAGCTTTCTTAGATGAAAAGCATTTCAAGTCTTATGATGATTTGAAGAAGAAATTGGAAATGGTTCTTGGTATCGGTACCACAATGGCACCCGGTAAGAAAGCAGACGAGATTGATCTTGACGAACAAGTTCAAAGCTCCCCCGCTTCTAAGCTATCGGTTGTTCAAAATAAGCCCGCAGTAAAAGCGCCAACTAAAGAAGTAGACTTTGATAATGACGATGAGTCTTTATCTTATTTTGCTAAATTAGCAGAAGATTAAACTAAAGATCTTTTTTTAGAACTTAGTTTAGACCCCGCCTTGTGCGGGGTTTTTTAATGGTAGCGTCGACCGCCTATAACCACGCCACCCATTAACATTTGCTGTATTTCTGGTCTTGTATTAACAGATGATGCTGATGGTAATACTATCGGGGCATTACCGCCCCCGGAAGATACATTGTTCTGTTGATTAATAATATTGACCGCTTTATCCTTGACGAAATTTTCTAATTCATCTGCATAATTTTTTGCTTGTTTTGCTTGATCGCTAAGTATATCAAATAAACCTGTTCCTAGATTTGGTAATAGATTTACCTTTTCACCGTTGGCCATAGTTATTTCGCCTATAGTGTTCAATTTACCTTTCATATAGTTAGCCACTTCTACGCCATACTCTACTGCGCCGTCTTCAATATCACCTATTACTTTTTCAAAGGTAGCTTTTAATCTTTCTGCAAATCCTTCGGCAATATAACTTGTATTATTTGCACCCAGTGCCGCATCAGGATCTACACCAGGGCCCATACCAAAATCTTTATATCTTGATTCTATTTTTCCAGAAACAACTTTGCCGGTCATATCCTTTTCTGGTTTATCTGTATTGCCTAACCCCGGAAAATATCCCCCAGGAGTATCAGCTTTATCTATTAATTCTCCAACACCGTAGGTAACTGCACCCGCTATAGCGCCAACGCCGGCAGTGATACCTAAAGCGCCCAGTGCCAATCGCCCGCCGGCCATTCCCGATAAAAGACCTATAAGTCTTTGTTTTAAACTGCCGCCGCCTGCCGGTTTAGCATCTTCTATGCCTCCAGCATTTTTATTCATTCTATCCTTCATTCTTTCATTAATGTCTGAGGGGGTTTGTTGTGATGGAGCAGGCAATTGTTTTTGATCATTGCCTATTTGGGGCAGATTTTGCCCAGGCAATTGTCCCTGTTGTCCTCCAGGTATTCTTTGTTGTCCAGAATTTGGATTTGTTCTATCTCTTCTTTCCGCCTCCGGAAGACCCGGCAAAGCTTTTCCGACACAACAACTTTGAGCAGTTCTTGTTCCAAGTTTAGTCCATTCCAATAAGTCTTTTAGTACATCGGTTACACTTTTTATTATTTCTCTGAATATACCAGATATGCCTTGAACAATATTTCCAACTACGGATTTAAAAATATCGGCAAGCTCTTTTACTAAAAATCCAACAGCTGTTCCTAAAGCACCCAATATGCCTCCTCCGCCACCTCCGCCACCGCCTTCGTTATTTTTATTAATTTTATCAGCAATGGCTTGCGATAGTAATTCTCTTTCCTTTGCTCTTTCAGGTTCTTCGTATTGTCGTTTAATAAAGTTAATATCCATTTGAGACATTTCTGTAAACTTAGCAATTGCCGAAGTATCATCCATCATCTTTTGTTGATATTTAGATGGACCAAATAATTTAGACATAGCACTTCTAAAGAATCCCTTTTGCTCTTTATCTTTATCGTCCCCACCTATTTTAGATCTATTAACAAACCCGCTGGTATCTTTTGTTTTTTGAAAGTATTTTTTAATATCGGCAAATCCTTTATTGTCTCCGGTATAAAATCCTCTTCGCAATTCTTTAATATCATCTCTAAGTTTAGAATATTCTTTTTTCTGATCTTTTACATTATCAGATAACTTTTGCAGAACTTTAGTTTGCGCGGTTAAATTTTTGGATTGAGTTACAGATGCTTCTAATAGTTCTCTGTCGCCTGCGGTTAGTCCATTAGGATTTTGAGGTAATGCCATAGTTATTTCTTAAATTGTTGTTTTTGTTTTAACTTTTCATTTTGTTCATTGATATGATTAATTAACATAGTAACGTAAATATCTCTTTCCCACGGTATCATATTTTCTATTTCAGTTAATGAATAATGATGATTTTGCATTAAAGAAAAATTTAATTGAAAATAGTTAAGCAAGCCTTCGTGTGAAAGAGTTAGACGAAAAAATTTTGCAGACCCTCCAAATTCAATTCATTGACTGTTCCACAAGATGGACAAGTTTCTTCTACATGCTGTACTACTTTTGGCATAGTTAAAAAGAATTGTTCTAATTTGCCAAATTGTTCTTTTGAAAATCCATTAACAAATTCTATAAGTTCTTCTTCAGTATAATCATCATATACTTGTTCTTCGGTTAATACTGAAGTAATACATTTACATAACATATCCACGACATCGCCAGATTTAAAATTCTGATAGATATTAATCATTTCTTCAAATTTTGGATATCTCATTTCTAAAATAATCTTATCTGTTATAGAAATTCTTTTAGTATGAGCAGAATCTTTTTTTACTTCTGCTTTGGTAATATCCATATCAAAAGTAATATCTTTTTCGCAGGTGTTACATTGTAGTTTTAAACTTGTAGTTTCTCCTATCGACTTTGCCCTCATATTTAAAAAGACATACTCAATATCAAAATTAGATAAAAGATCAATCTTTAATTTATTGTATGTACAAACATCTACTAATTCAGTAATTATACGATGTATTTCCTCGTTGTCTGATTCTAATCCTGTTAATA